ACGTGAATGAAGCTGTGCTGTGCTACTTATCTTACCTTCACTTTTTCATTCAACGAAATTTTTTGAATCGCCCCGCCACCCGTGCCACAAGGTGACGGGGCTCGCCGCCGGAATGGTGTGTCCCTTACCTTTGGCTAGTATGATAATACTGTTCAGCCGGTGGTGACGTAAAGGTGCATCCGAGTAATTCAGTCGTTCTCAGCGTAATTTGTAGGATTTTTTCGGAAAGGGCGAGCAGAAAATGGAAAAACGGAAAATAATACAACAAATATCGACGATTTGTGATAATCTGCCCGCAAAGATGAAATGGGCAAAGGAGGAACAGCACAAAACCAATCAGCAGATTATTGACAGCACAGGGCTAAGTGAATCCATGGTTAAAAAGTTTTTCTCCGGCCACCTGACTGGCCCCAGTATCTATGATGTGACCGCCATTGCCATTGACCTTGGTCTGTCCCTGGATGAGCTGATGGAGCTGTCCCCGCCGAAGCAAGACCAGAGCGCGGAAATCGAACGGCTGAAAACCGAAATTTCACACAAGGAAGAACTTATCTCGGAAAAAAATAACGCCATCTCCCGGCTGGAAGAGCGCAGCCACATGATGGATAAAGAAATATCCGCCGTCCGGTATAACTGGAAGCATGTGACTTATGGAGCCGCAGGGCTTGCGGTTCTGTTCGGCATCTTCCTTATGGTATATGTCTTTCTGGATATGCAAAACCCGAATCTTGGCCTGTTCCAGTCCGGCCACGCCTCGCCGATCGTTTATGTCGCGGCCTTTTCCATTATCGGAACATGCCTGTATATCGTCCGAACTGTGATAAAGCGAAACGCAAAAAGGAGTAAACACGATGCAAACAATACCAATTGATCTATCGGCTCTTACGCCGGAGGAAAGACAGCAGTTTGCGGATAATCCCTCCGTTCTTTCATCGGACTGCGAGGCGGTCTGCTGCCTGTATATGCGCTACAGCTCCGACCGGCAGACAGAGCAGTCCATCGAAGGGCAGCTCCGGGAGCTGATAGCCTATTGCAAGCACCACAGCTATCGGGTTGCCGCCATTTATGTTGACCGGGCGATTTCCGCCCACGCAAGCATGGACAAGCGGCCAGCGTTCCAGCAGATGCTTGCTGACAGCGCCAGATCGTCATGGAAAACCGTTTTGGTTTACAAACTGGACAGATTTGCCCGGAACAGGGAAGACAGCGCCATTGCCCGTATGCGGCTCAGGAAGAACGGCTGCAACGTTGAATCCGCGAAAGAAGGCATTTCCAAGAACCCGGAGGGTGTGATTCTGGAAGCCCTGCTGGAAGGTATGGCGGAGTATTATTCTCTGGAGCTGTCCCAGAAAATAACCCGGGGAATGCGGGAATCCGCCATTAAGGGAAATTGTTTGGGCGGTCAAATCCCACTGGGATATAAAATTGAAAATAAAAAGTACGTCATTGACCCCCTAACAGCCCCATTGGTGAAGGAAGCGTTTTCCCGATACGGTGACGGGGAAACAGCCGCCTCGATATGCGCAGACTTCAACGCCAGGGGTTACAGGACAGCAAGCGGCGCAGAATTCAACAAGAGCAGCTTCAAAAATATTTTCCGGAACGAGAAATATATAGGCGTATATAAGTACAAGGAAATGCGGCGGGAGGGCATCATCCCGCGAATTATTGCCGACGATGCGTGGATTGCCGTTCAATCCCGCTTGAAGGTTAACGAAGCTGCCCCTGCCCGTGGAAAAGCAAAAGTGGCGTACCTTCTTGCCGGAAAGATTTTCTGCGGTCACTGCGGCGCTCCAATGACAGGCGAGTGCGGGCGCGGAAAATCCGGGAAAATGTACAATTATTACTCCTGCGCGACCCGCAAGCATCATAACAGCTGTGAAAAAAAGCCAGTCCCGAAGGACTGGCTGGAAGATGTGGTAGCTCAAGACGCTCTTGACGTACTGACAGACGAAATTATCGAATTCGTGGCAGAAGTAGCCGCCCAGCAGTCAGAGGAAGACATTCAGAAGAATACACAGATTCCGGTCATACGCAAAAAGATTTCTGAAATTGAAAATAAAATCCGCAATCTGACGAAAGCGCTTGAATGTGCTTCTGTTGCGCCGGACGCTATTGTGGAAAGGCTTGCCGAATTGGAAGCCCAGAAAAAGGGGCTGTCTACACAACTATCCGATGAAGAACGCGGCGTGATTCCGCTCACAAAGGAATCTGTCGTGGTTTATCTGAAAGCGGTAAGGGAAAAGGCGGTTCCGCTGGAAACCCAGAAAGCCATGCTTATTGAAATGCTTGTAAATTCCGTCACCGTTTACGATGACGAACCGGGATTCCTGAAACTCGTGTACGCCTACCGTCTGACGCAAATCCCCACGAGGACATATCGCGTGCCAATTCCCGCAAAAGTACCGTGTTCGGATTTTAGGACGCAACCTGCTCCATTGGACGCAAATCCGAACACAATTACCGTTGTGGGAATGGTTTTCATCCAAACCAGAAGACACGCCCTGCCTTAATAGGCTGGGCGTGTTTCTTTATTTTTTATACATCCCCTGCACCACTCCGACGTTCTCCGCCCGTTCAATATCCCGCTTGTGCAGGTACTCATAGACGGCCATCATGGCCGCAGGCGGTTCGCCCTTTTGCTTGCGGTATTCCTCGATGTGGGAAACAACGGCCTTGTGCAGGGCGTTCATGTGGTTCATTTCCTCCCCGCTCAGCCTGTAAAACAGGTCTGCCAGTTCCGGGTCTTCGTGCTTGTATTCCACGGCCAGCTCGGCGTAGGTGTGCGCGTCTTCCAGCTCGTCCTCAATGTGCTCCATCAGCAGTTTGATTTCTTTCATCTGATGCCCTCCTGAATGTACGCATACAGCGTATCAATATCTTGCTTTCCCAGCTTGAGCGTAAGCCCGATTCCGGGGATTTTCACGGGAAGCGCCTCTGCCCCCATGTATGGCTTTGCGGCGTTATACAGGGCGTCAACATCCACCGTGCCATGCTCCATATCGTAAACGCCCAGCGCCTTTACCATGGGATGATCTGCGTACTGGGCAATAATCTTCGGGAAATTTGCGGTAAGCAGCCCCCCAGCCCCGGCAACCAGAACTCTGTCCCAGCCGGAAAGACTTGGAGCAATGCTTCTGTCAATGAATCTTGCAAGCCCTGCCTGCACGTTTTCCATAGGAATCATAAATTACCTCCTTGAAAGTATGGGGCGGCGGCTGCCGCCCCAATTGTCGGGAATCAACCGTTGCAGCACCCGCCGCACTTGGGCAGGGGGTTGTACAGCGTCTGTGCCGTGGTGCCGGTTCCGGTGGTCACGTCGGCAACCTGCTTTGGATAGAAGGTCGCGTTGGCGTAGGTCACGATGGAATTGTCAGCGCAGCAACGCCGCTCTGCCTCGATCTTGATGTCCTTGGACAGCTCAGCCCGAACGCATTCCACATCCTGACGAACCAGTGCGAAGCTGTCCTCAGTGCGCTGATTGTGCACGGCCTGATCACACAGGGTCTTGCGAATGTCCTTGAGCTGTCCGTCAATGTAAGCGTACAGCTCAATGGATTTCTGGTCGTTGTAGGCGTTTGCCTTCAACAGCGCGATTTCGGAATCCTTGGCGGCGAGCTGCTGCTCACGATCCAGTTCATACCGGCTCACGGGCATGTTCTCGCTGCACCCGCCCCAGCCGTAGCCAACCCCATAGGGCATGGCGGGCATTACGGGAGCGGGGGGAGCAGAATTGCGGTTGCCGAGAGCCAGAGCGCCCAGGCCGCCCGCAGCATTCATCACGCCCAGCGCCAGACCGGCAATACCCGTGCCAAGACCGGCACCGGCTACGCCTTTGCTTGCATAATCCTTTTCTACTTCCATAGTTTAGAAGTCCTCCTTCAAAATATTAGGAGGTGGCCACCTTCTACCTATAGAATAACAAAAATCCCGACGGTAGAATCATCATCTACTCGTCGGGATTTCGTCAATAAATCGTCAATAAATCGTCACGCAGAATCAGAATTTCAGATTTTCAGGGAGCTTGTCACTGTACTTTCTGCACAATTCGTATTCTATCCGCAACTTTTTAACCGTTCTTGTGATAGTGGCTTGGGACACACAAAACTTGTGGCACTGTTTTGTCTGGCTCCATCCGGCGGCTCGGGTGCGGATGATCTTTTCCTCTAGCGGCGTAAGAATCGCCAGAGAACAGAACTCATCCAGAATTACCCGATTCCACGGGACTTTATCCACTTACCACATCAGTCCTCCTTGGGGGAACTGTAGGTTCTTGCCAGTTTGCTGTCAGAGATACCGGCGGTGGTGGGGTCGTTCACCACGCCCAGGATCACCAGCAGGGCAAACACGGCGTTCACCACGGCCAGCAGCTTGTCGCCAATCTCGCCCAAGTCCAGCGTAAAGCCGAACAGGGCGGCCACCGTCTGCACCAGCAGAAGCAGCGCGGGAATCGCGGCCAGCCAGAAGTTCTTGTTCTTGATACGTACAATCCAGTTAATCATTTTGTTTTCCTCCTTAAAAATCAGCCCAGCCCAAGCCGAGCAAGAATAAACCCTACAACAGCGGCTACGACAATGTAGATGACCCTTTCTACCACCGACTTCCACCGCTTGCCGGGTTCTGATTTCAGCTCCTGCACGTCCGTGCAGAGGCCGTCAACCTTTTCCCCGGTAACTTCCACCTTCTCCGCCATGACGGCAACAGACGTTGCCAGCGTGTTCAGCGCTTCCGTATGCTTCTCAAGAGCGTCCAGCCGGTGGGAGTTGGATTTGCTCCGCTGTTCTACCGCAGAAAGCCGCCCGGCGATTTCCGTTTCTTCCATTGGCATACTCCCTTCTCAGCCGTTCCACCGGCTGTACTTCCCGTTGTCCTCGTGAATGCCCCATCCGTACAGCCCCAGGCCACCCCGTCCGGGGATTTTCTCGGCCTGCACCTCCTGGGCTATGGCATACAGTTTCTCCGGGGGGATAGCCCCTGAGAGGTCTACAGCCTGCCCCATGGTGTGCAGGGAGTTGGATACCCCGCCAACCTCGGCGTTGTGCCGCTTGCACCGCACACCGGAATTCACATTCAGGGGAACCCCCGCCCGACGGCGTATCTCATCGGCCATGCGGACGGTTTCCTCTGCGGGTTCTGCGGGGAAGCCGTTGCAGTATTTCCCGCCGCACTGGCACCGGAACTCCTCCCGGGTGAAGTACTTGATATCGTCCCAGAACGTCCCGGTTTTCGGTTCGGTGCTGGCCTCCGGTTTCTCTACTTTTACCGCCGTCCCGGCGATCGCGCCGATCAGCATTTTCTGGGTAGCGGCTCCCGGTATCCCGTCCACAGTAAGCCCGTAGTCGGCCTGAAACGCCCGAATTGCCCCTTGGGTATTCCTGCCCTCGATGCCGTCAATCGTGCCGGGAGAATAGCCTAGATAAGTCAACAGGCATTGAATTTGCTTTACCGTCATACGTTCACCTCTTCCCAGCCCTTGGGGTATGCGGACGGCGACCATACATTATTGTCCAACGTTGAACGGTATACTTTACCGCCTTCCATGCAGCAGTCGTCCTTATTATAGGGGCTGGTAGACATAGCGACGAACGGCAATGCTTTTGCTGGGTCGGTGCTCCAAGCAAACCCCCACTGCGCTGGAAGTTCCTCTGGCTCCTTAGTGTAGATAGTGCTGTCATAGGGCTGCACAAGCCGCACCACACGGCCAGCAGACGACTGACACACAAACCCGGCCTTGCGCTCCAGCATGTTTTTGTTTGCGACGGCAGCCTTGAAACCGGGAATGTCGCTATCCGCCGCGTTCAGTTCGGTGCCTGTCATGTCAGGGGCTTTCTCCTGCAAGGCAAGCGCGTTCGCCCGCCCCTGGGCATACATGATGCTTTTTCTTTCCTCTTGTGTCACAGACTGTCAACCCCTTTCTTGTAGGCTTCATCCAGCTCTTTCAGCTGTTCCTCGCCGCCGCTGGCTTTTATCTCCCTGATTTTTTCAAGGATAGCGTTTTTACGCTCTTCGATGGTCATCATGCGTTATTCACCCCCAGAGCGGTTTCAATTTCAGTCAACGCCTCTTCGTATTCAGCGTTCTGAGTAGAAACCGTTTTGTACTGCTCCCGCTCATACTCCCGCTGAGCGGCGTCCAGCTCTGCCCACGGCTTCCACGGGGCAATCATCTCGCCAACGAAAACTGTGCCGTCGGCACGTGTCCACGTCTGCCCACTGGGGATAAAGCGGTATCCCTCGATGTAGGTATCGCATTTGCCATCGAAAGCGTCTGTATCAACTTGCATCCGTCCATCGGCGGCAGAAGTGTGGCACTTAAAATCAGAATCAATGTAAATCACTACTTCTCCCCCCAAACTTCGCTTATTGTAAGCGTTGTTTTAACATAGTCGCGAGTGGTTATCCACACTCCAACGCATCCGGCGTTCATGGATGATACGTCAACGGAGAACAACCCTGTTTTTGTTATGCTCAGCGAAACCGGGAACCTCGGAAGCTGTTCATTTGGAAACTTGGATGCGACGCAGAGCCGGAACGAGAACTGATTGCTGCCGCTCGATGTTTCCCCTATTCCCGTTATTCGGAATTTCAGTGTCGAAATTTCGGACAGGTCTATCACGGAATTTGTGAATACGTGGCCGTATCCAACGGAGCCACCGAAAACTTCGGTAGATATCTGCATACTACTTTCGTTAAATGTGACAACCTTTGAAAAGTCTTTTCCATCCCACACAGGCGAAGACCACCCGCCAGACACTGTATCGCAGGTATCTCCGTCCTTGTATAGCCACAGGGCGTAGCTAAGCACAGCACTCACGCTCTGGCCGTCCGTGGTAATCGTCACAGCCTCCGACGTGCTTTCTGTGCCGTCCGTGCAGGATAGTGTCCACGTGCCCGCATTGGGTACCACACACGCCCATGTACCGCTGGTATCGGGAGCGGCGAAAGTCGTTGTACCATCCGTACAGGTACAAGTAGAACCGGCGGGATAGGTGATGTTGATGGTGGCTGCAAAAAATGCAATCACGGTTGAATAATCGGTTGTGACCACAACATTCTTTTGGGCGGTCTTGCCGTCACTGGTGATGGTAACTGTCCACGTCCCGCTTGCAAGCCCCTTGAAGACAACCACGCCGCTGGTGCCGGAGTTCTTGATCTTACTCTTGCCGTCCTTGGAAACAGTCACCGTGACGTTTGCTGGAGCTGTGACGGTCAGGGTGCCGCCTGTGCCGCCGCTGGCACCAAATCCATATAAAGGCACTGCAATACTCATACGTACACCTCCACCGTAATCGGAATGTCCACCGTGGGCTTGTCCTCAAGGCAGGTAAACGTCAGCACGCCGCCTGACCGGGAAGCGAAGCTCACCATACCGCACGCCTCTTTCAGCGCAAGATTGGTGGCCGTGTTGCTCCCGTACACTGGATAAGCCATCGCACGTTTTGTATCCGTCAGACCGGAGACCGTAACAGACTGGGTATACGGGGCGCTGGCAGACCAACCAGCAGCAGTTAACGTTGCAGTCTTTGCAATCGTTTTGGCATTACTTAACGCCGTATCTACGAACCCCTTGGTTGCAGCATCAGCGCTGTCCGTGGGCACGCCTAATGCTTTGATTTGATGGGAGTTCATGACAATACTTCCGGTCATTAAACCGCCAGCACTAGGCAACGCCCCAACATTTTCAGCTTCTAGCTCAACGTTGCCCTTGGAGTTAGGTTCTTTGCCGCACACTTTGGATACAGCTCCGGTGCCATCCAAGCCCATACGGGAGACGGAGTAGGCATAAATCGGGTTTCCGGAATTGAACGTCATTGCAACTCGCGTCCACAGGTAAGCGCCCTGTGCTACCGTGGGAATGCTGCCTTGCCAGTTTCCGGACGGTATAACATTCCCGGATGTGCTGGCTTGATATGTTACGGACTGGCTGGTCAACAGCGCCGGGTTCCCGATGTCGCCCTTTTCGCCCTTGATCTCGAACCACTGATACTTCGTCCAGTCTGTTGGGGCGGTTGCGGAATTGCCGCTGTATACGCCCATCCAGTTGTCAGGGAGAACACCGAAGCTGTGAGAAGCCGCCGTTGGCTTCTGAGACGCGTACCGAATCCAGACGTATGCGTTGTCGCCCTTATCGCCCTTTGCGCCGTTCGTGACGGTAAACGTGCTGGTGGTATTATCGTTATAGGTAATACGGTACGTGTCTACCAGCCCGCTGACGGAGACTTTGGCAATGGCTGAAATGCCCCGCCCGTTCTTTACGGTGAAGTCAGAGGTAGTGGTGTCCGCCATGGTGATACGGTATGTATCCGTCAGGCCGCTGGTGGAATGCTTCACGATGCTGCTGATACCGCCATGGCCGTCAGCTGCGGCGGTCAGCCAGTTCAGCAGAATTTGTCCCGTCAGCTTCTTTGCCGCGCTGTCCTGCTCCAGGACGAAAAGGTCAGCGGCTTTTATCTGTTCCGCTGCAATCAGCTCGGATATTGCTTTATCTGCCACGCTTCTTTACCCCCTTATTCCATGTATCAATGCGCTCCCTTTGCTCTTTTGTGAAAAGGTCACTACTACCGATGTATACGGTTCGCCCGCACACGGGGCATTCCATATCCACGATGTGTCCATCTTCATCTGTGTGCATGATCGGGATTTCCCCGCAGCATCTATTAACAACCACTTCCGGCATGAGGTACCTCCTGCTCAGGCTCTTTTTCGGGCGCAGAAGGTGCAGGCAGCGCCTGAATCACTTCTTCAATGGCCTGCATACTGCCCAGCATCCTGTCCCAGTTCTCTCGTCCTGCGACCTGAACGCCCTCAAGGGTATTCAGGACTGCCCTAAGTTTCATTACAGGGTTCATTTTTACTCCTTTCCCAGCACCACACGCACCGCGCCGGTTTCCGGTACAATAGCGATTATCTTCGTATATTGTGCGGCGTACTGGCCTTCCCACCACATTTGCACCGTCTCAGCGGGATTTGCAAATACCGTGGCAATCGTCGCCAGGGATTCCCCGAGAATACGGATGTTTATCTGCCCCGCCTGGGGGAAAGGGTTGAAATAATCGCAGTCGAATTCTTTGCCTGTTGCGGTTTTCAGTTTTTCCATAGAAACCTCCTAGTATAACCAGTCATATCAAATCCATGTTAGGTATTGTAGAGATATTGTGCTGCCATTTCCATCCCTGAACGATGTAGAAGCTATAGCTATCGTATGGCCTCCAATTACCAGTCCTTTGTCTTCGGTTGATAAATTGGATGCTGTATTCCAACCATTGAACACACCATTTGCAAAATCCGCATACCCAAGCGAGGTATTGATACCTCCGCTGGTATAGGCCGTGGATATGGTATTGTAGCCAATTTCCGAGCCGTAGACACTGTGACTGGCAAGACCTGACCCGTCAAGGTACCCATCGTCGCCGCCATAGTCAATCTTACCGGCGCTGACGCTTCCCCGGAAATAGCCATTCTCCGCATACAGATTCCCAGTCGGCGTAATCTGCACGCCGTTAGCCTCTGAGCCGCACTGAATACCGTTTACACCAATGTAAATGCCCCGGCTGTTGGTGCCGTTCCAGACCTGATTGTTATAGCTGAGGTAGTCGGATTGGATATCAAGACCGCCGATTTTGCCGCTTAAGGCGATGAACTTTCCACGGACTTCTGCGCCGGATTTGGTGATTCGGAACACCGTGGTATTGTTGGCCTTGACCGTCCAGGAATCATTAAGCAGCTCCCAGCCGAAGGACGAGCTGTTACCGCCGGTTTTGGTAACCCGCGCGGAGATCTGGTCGCTCTGAATGTCCAGCCGCGAGGTGAGTTCGTCCCCCTGCTCGATACGGGCAGAGACTTCGGCGGAAATCTGGTCGGCCTGAATTTTCAGTTGTGCCCGGGTTTCTATAAACTGACGTTCTACCTTACGTGTTTCGTGGGATTTATAGGGAGCGGATTCGTCGATTTCCTCAGAGCCGGGGGCGGAAACATCTGCGCGTATCATTTTCCCGTAGGACTTTGACACGCTGTAAATGCCGCCATAGGTTCCTTTAACCTGAACCGCGTCTCCAATCTCCGCCGCCGGGTCTAAGATTGCGCCTGTAGCCGTATACGTCTGGTAGGAATAGCCGTTGATTCTGGCCAACATGTCGTTTGCCATTTTCTGAGTTCCGAAAGGGTTTTCGGAGATCAGTTCCTTGCCGCTGTCTGTACCCGCCGTATACTCCACGCCGTCAGCAACCTTCAACGTGACGCGGCTGTACGCGCTGAGTGGGTCTGATATTTTCAGGCTGTCGGCGGCAGACCCGATGATGAACTTATCAAACAAGGATTCTGACACCTCCAAACGTGATCGCTCTGTTATCGCTTCCGCCAACAATCAGATAGCTGGTTTCCTTCGGAAGCCCCGTGAGCGTGACCAGCATCAATTCTCCGGTGGCCGTCATAGCCCAGGAGCCGGTGTACATTGCGCCGATGTAGCCAATGACCTCGCGGCAGCTGTACCCGGCAGGGTACGGGATTTCGTAGCCAGAGGTGACGATTTGATATACCCGGCTATCCAGCGAGATGCCGACTGCATCGGAAATCTCTTTCAGAACTTCAATGTCACTTGCAGGCCAGTTAAGTGAGGATTCTGCCGGATAGTCTTCTTCCAGAAGAAGCATTCCGTCGTATCCGTGGAGCGTTAGCTTTGTCCGGTCACCGATCTCTCCTTCGCTCCGTTTGTCAATGTAATACTTTCCTTGTGGCAGCCATTCAGAGGCGGCATTCTCATTTGCAGCTCTGATATATGGCAGAAGAAGCGCACGTTTTGGGATATCACCATATGGATGAATCATTTCAACGTTGATCTCACCGGCGCAGGTTTTTCCAACGTCAGGAGAATCGGAAAGAAGCGGTTGCTTCTGCTCCATGGATATCAGCAGTTCTTCACCGTATCCGGTTTCAGCGCCACCGCTATCTACCAGAATACGCACTCCGCCGAACGTGATTGCGCTTCCGCTTTTGTCAATTAGCTTTCCGGTATCACCGATGCAGAGGCGGTTTTCAAACCAGTGGTTGCCAGCTACAATGTCCCGGTATTCCTGTGATACGTTCTGCATAAGCGCCCGTCACCTCTCAATCAGGGGAAAGGTAATGCCGCTCCACCAATCGTCTTCCGGCTTCTCTATCAGGAAAGATGCAGGGTTATTGTTGGAGTACATGGTCACATTGTTGCGGTACCCGCTCATAGGGTCGTAGTAGTCCACGGTCACATATTCCGGGAGAATGGTATGCAACACGGTCATAGCTTCCTCAGCCTTTAGCGGGCGGCAGGTGATGTCCAGACGGATTTTGGTTGTCACCCGGCCACGTTGCATTGTTCCGTCCATTGTGCGCCCGGAATTGGGTGCGTCAATGTCGTTGCGCTGCCACTTTACGCCCTGTTTGGCAATGAACGGCATGAAGTCCACGCCGTTAATTTTGAGCATCATCTTCATGCCGTTTTCACTCCTTCCGTTTATCCATACATTCTTGCGTTCCTGCGCTGAGCATCCCGGACAGCCCGGTCGAAGTCATATCTACCGCCACCTCCGTTGTCCTGATTCCGCATTTCCGCGATAATCTGCTGAGCGACAGCGTACAGAGCGTTGATAAGGTCTTCGTTTCCTTCACGGGTGGCCGTTGCGATGCCCTCAACGATCTGGTCATTGTTGGCAACTGCTGTCCGTCTGCCAATGGAGCCAACCATTTCTGCCCCGGCTTCACGGGCTATAAAGAGTTGGCCTTGGTCTACAAAACCGCCGTCGGCAAGCATCGGAATTTGAGGAACGCTGATTTCCCGGAGCCCGGAGAACGGGGTAAATCCTGCAATACTGAATCCTCGTATACTGCGGAGAATGCTGTTGATTCCGCCGAATGCGTAGCTGATTGCCGAGTTAAGTCCGGAAAGAACGCCGTTTATGATTCCTTTGAAAAATCCGACTACTTTCCCAAATATAACCGTTATATCTGTCCACAAATCCGTGAAAAATCCAACAATCGGGCGAATGACGTTTGCGTCAAACCAGGCTGCAATTCCAGAGAAAACAGTGCTGATTTTATTCCACGATTCTATGGCCCAGGAAGATATGCCATCCCAAAGGCCGGAGAAGAACGAGGCGACAGGCTGGATAACATTTGTGTCAAACCAGCCAGAAACGATGCCCCAAACAATCTTGATGGTTTCCCACGTGCCACTTGCAAGCACTCCGATGTCGTAAAAAACATCCTCGAATGTCTGGCTCACGCTACCCCACAAATCAGAGAACCACGAGATGGCAGGAGAGAACGTATCGACAATTCCATCCCAAAGGCCGGAGAAGAATCCGGATATTGGTTGCACAACGTTTACATTGAACCATTCCGCAACAGGCGCAAAGAAAGCGCAAATTTCATCCCATTTCTGATAAATCAGAATGCCAAGGTCTGTCAGTGCGCCTATTACTAGGCCAACGAGTGCGCCGATAGCTGCACCAACAGGGCCGCCGACAGAGCCTATTGCCGTACCAATGATTGCGCCAATTCCCGTAGCAGCTAATGTAGACCCCGCCGGAATCAGTAATCCATTGAGGGTATTCAGCCCATTCATGATTGCGTCGTATACCCCGGTAACGAACATTGGGATTCCAGCAACGATTCCACCGATGGCTGCCCCGATAAGTCCCGTGCTTATCGTTCCGCCGCCCGCAGTAATCGCCTTGGCTACAGCGCTTCCTTTGAACGCCTTGAAAATTAGCTGCCCAATTCCTTTTCCGATAACCCCAGCGCCTACAGTTCCACCTAAACCACTCAGAATGATCTCCCCGAAATTGAAGCTATTGAGCTTATCTTCGATGGCGTCTTTAATGGCTCTAAACTCGATTGAAAAACTGGCGGCTGTCAGAATCACGCCTGCGGCAATCGTAAGCGGAATGGAAAGGCCGTTTTTCCCAAGCGTTTTGAGTGCCATAATTCCGTTCATGAAATCGTTTGATAACTTCCATGCAAGTAGCGCAATTCCGATTGTGGCAATAAGCCCCAGAATCTCTTTCAGATTGTCCTTAACAAAGGAAACAAGCGGCTCCAGTTTCTTTTTCCACTCGTCAATCTGCGTGGTTACTGCATTTTTCAGGAAATCATACCCCGGCAAGTCTAAGCCAAGGTCTCCACTGCCTACACCGGCTCCGCTTCCGCTGCCGCCCTGATTCTGGTCGGGGAGAACATTCAGTTCGTCAAACCCGGCGAGGTAGCGTTTTAGCTCTTTTGCCGAACCGGCGGCGCTGCCCATGTTGTCGGATATGTCACCCGTTGCACCGGCTGCCGTATTGAATGACTTCCCCCAATCGACAGAATCGGCAATTTTGATGTTAAACAGGTTCGCAATTGCAGATATGATTTGCCGAAGTGCAGAAGCTACTGCAATCAGGGGAGGCAGCACCTTGTTCAGAATAGGAATAAACAGATTGCCAAATGCCTGTGAAGCCTGTTCCAGCTGTGAACGCAAAATTCGTAACTGGTTAATCGGGCTGTCAAGCTCTCTTGCCATTGCTCCTTGCACCGTTGTCAGCTGCGTCATCATAGCGTGATAACGCAGCTGCGCCTTTTCAGCCTGATTCATGCTAGAAACGCTCTTATTGATGCCTAAATTGACACGCTCTTGCTCCAAATATGTATCAGACAGATCAACAGAGAGATTTTTTGCCGCCTCGCTTAAATCGTCCATTTCCTGCTGTAGACGGGCAGCAGACAGGTCGTAGCCTAAATTTCTGAGCGGTTCGAGTTCACCGGAAATACCGGAACGAACCTTCTGCATGGTTTCCTCAAAACTTAGATTGTAGAACGCCGAAAGGTCATATCCAAGCTGTGTTAAGTTCTTGGACATGATTGCCGCCTTGTCCCCGGCAACACCAAAACCTGTGATGATACTCTGGAAAACGCCTTGGTTTTTCATCCACTCGGCGGGGTTAATGCCCATAACCTCGTTTACCCTCTGAGCATAGTTATAGGCTTCCTCCGCATACTCACCCATGGAAACTTGAAACATGGCAAGCGTTTCCTGATAATCGGAAGCTTTCAGGATGGCATTTGAAATTAGTTTCGTTGCAGCGCGATACACCACAGCAAAGCTAAGACCTTTCAATGCAGAACTCCACGCATTTGTGCTTGTGGTTGCCCGCCTTACCGTACCGTTGTACTGCTCCGTCGATGTAATCAGCCTTTGAATTCTGCTTGGAAATGCCGAAAACCCGGAGGAAACCTTGTTCATTTCGTCAGCAAACGGTTTCATGGCCGAAGCCAAGTCTTTCATCTGCTGAGTGAACTTGTCAATGTCCGCTTTTTCCAAATCCTCAATGACCTCAGGCAATTTCCCAAGCTGATTGATGAAAGTGGTCAGGTTGGCTTTACCAATCTCAGAAAGAGGGCGTAAGCCATCGGCGAGAGCGGACAGCTTATCGCCATCTGTCCATTTCAGATTGTCGAGAGCGGCGGTTATGTCCGTAAGCTGGTTTGCGATGGAAGACGAAATTTTCAGGCCTTCCGTCTTAGATTTCAGGTTGCTCAGCGTGTCGCTGATGCGGTTCATCTTGCTTGCAAAATCGCCGGTATTCATGTTGTTCACGGCATTCTTGATCTGCGAAATTCCCGCTGCAACTTTGGAAAGGGCAGTTGTGGAACCGCTGATGGATGATTTCAGCGCCGCCAGTTTCTTGGCCAGCTGCTCTACACCCGCAGATGCCGCGGCACTGTCATTCACAATCTGAAACTCAATGCCCTGCATTTCCACATTGTCAGCCATTCCCTTCACCGCCCTTCTTCTCAAATTTCTTGTTGATGGATACCATAAACATCTCCATCATGGCTTTCGCCCTTTTGTCGCTCTTTTCCTGCTGGGTCAGCTGCTTTTCTCCACTATCCGCCGCTTTCCGCTGCCCAGTGTGCAGCTCAAAGGGCTGCTCCCGGTAGGGAACCGGCTTCGGAGGCTTCTTGCTGAAGCTGAACCGCAGAACCGGGGCGGCATCCAGAAGGGCTTCATAGTAATAAGCCCCTTGCATCCACATATCCTGATTCTTCAAGTCCCGTTTGATCTTGTCAGCTTCCCGGTAGGCTTTCACCAGTTCCACGTCCTGATTCCAGAACTGGTCATAGGTCATGCCGATTGCAAGATAGTACGGGAATAACTTCTTGAAGATATTTGTGTAAGCGTAAGAGGGGGTAGGGGTCTCCCCACCCCCTCCGTTTTCGGAAAGAAGTTCGCTTACTCTACTGCTTCCCAGCCGGGGTTTCCCTCGTTTTCCTCTTCATCATCGGAAAGCAGGGTGTACACGGCCTCGGAGTACATTTCCGTCAGCACCTTCACAAGGCCGGACTTGTTACTCAGACCGTCGTAAATCTTGTTGATGGTAGCAACCTTGGTGTTGGGGTGATTTGCCGCAAAAGCGCCGCTGAACAGCATGGGGATCATGGTAGCGGGCTTGTCGCCAAGCTCATTGATGGAGAACCCGATCTTCTCCATAGCAGAAACCGTGGAGCGGGTGAATTCCAGCGTGTACTTCTTGCCGTTGTAGGGAATGCAGATTTTCTTAGCCATCGCTAATCCTCCTTAAAAATGTGTGGTCTGTGTTTTGGCTCAGGTCGCGTCGTCCAGCTCAATGGGCGTGGACGGGGCAATGGAAATGTTCAGGTCTACAACCTCGTTGACGCCGCCGCCGGTGGCGTAGGCGGTCAGCTGACCGTCAAACTTGAACTTGCCGTCGCTGCCGGTGGGGGTCAGGGAACCGCCAGCCTCGTCACCACCGAACCATACGGCGTAGCTCTCGGTCTTTCCAGCCAGCGCTTGCAGCGCTTTGTAGTCAGTCAGAGTGTAGTTCGCGGTGAACGCCAGCGCATCCAGAGACTGGATACCGGCGATGTAGGTCTGCATCTTGTCAGACAGGGTAGTGGTTTCCAGCATCTCCGGATCGCCGCCCAGATCAGGGAACTCCTTGATGTCAATGAGCTTTTCGTAGGTGTTGCCGGTGCTTCCCTTTTTCATAAGGAAAACGCGATACGTGCTTATGGCCATGTTTTTATTCATCCTTTCAACTTCTAATTTTTCCAAAAGTAACCGCCAGCTTGTTTGTGTACGCCACGGCAAACTTTTGAGATTGCATAGGCCGGTATACCAGTAATCTTTTCGGCGGCTCTCCCGCTCTCATAGGCTGCAATAAACTCGCCATTCATCGAATATTGGAACACAGGCTTTCTTTTCGCCTCTCCGATTCGCTTTTTAGTCTCTTCGGACCGCTTTTGCCCTCTATTGGACTCCGCAATTTTTCTGCGGTGTTCCACGGAAAAGTGCATACCGTAGTTATTGTTGAGCACTCCAAGCTGTTTCTCCCGCTGCTTTTGCCTTGTGCTCGAAAGAACAAGACGCTGGTCATCAATTCCACCGCCCTCCCGGTTGAAGCCTTTCTTGGGATCGGTGGAATGAAACATCGAAATAAGCTCTTGTTCCATTCGGCTCGCTTCCTGCTTCGTAAGGGCATCAGCGACAATTTCCTTTGTCACAGATTCCCAACCATCTCTGCATATAACTTCCCAGAAGTCTTCGCAGAATCTGTACCCATTTCCGTGATTCCACCTAGATATGGGATTCATGGAGGTAGCACCGACATATTTTCGCCCGTCTTTTACGGTCAAAACGTACACCGAATACATTTGCTACCTCCTATAAATATTTGTTCCATCCGTCTCAGCCCGATACCTGGCAACCAGGCGGTAAATCGTTCCGTTTTCCATGTTCGGAACAGGGGACAACGAAATTCGCGTGAAATTCCTTTTGTAGAGCATTTCGTCTATAACGCCCATGATCTCCCGGCAGGCGCTTTTCTTGCTCCCCGCCTTGTCGGAGTAGACATTAACCTCGTACATCAGCGTGGAAAACTTTTCCCGGTCGCTGCTGTCCAGCCTGTTCGCGGACATATAATTGTCCTGCTCTACGATGCTTACATAGGGGAATTTTGGAGGAGCGTTCACATATTCGCCGGATACCGCAATGCCCTTGAAGCGCTTTCGCAGAGCCTCGGCAATGGGGGTATAGATCAGCTTTTCAATATCAATCAAGCCCTGAACACCTCCATAACGATTCTCGGAAGCTCCTGCTCAATCGCTTTTCTCGCCTCATACATGGGCATTGCAGGAGGATTTCCGTATGTGTGGCCGCCGCCCTTGTCTTTGGGCAGATACCAGCCTTTGGGGTCGTCCCAATGACCTTTCCCGTCCGGGTAGGTGCCAGCCCCCATGCCAAACTCCGACGCTTCCGGGTGCCCGGTTCCGTAGGTGATACCGGCTCCAAATTCAATGAAAAGGACGGATTCCCCATCGGCCTTTACGGCGTAACCATTCGGGATTGCCACGACGGACACGTTTGCATCCCTCATCCCGGTGTAAACAGCCCGTGAGAACCGGATGGAAGCCACAGAAGCACCCAGCATTGCCAGCCTTTCGGCCAGTTCCTTTGCCTTGTCCTTCTGCCAGCGTTTGTATTCCTTCAATTCATCCTGAATCTTCTGAATGCCGGAAACCGACAGCGGAACCACAATTTTCTTGTAGCTCACGACACGCTCACCTTCGTAACGGCGATGGACACTGAGTTCAGAGACTTTGCCACCCGTCTGACCATGTAGTCATACAGGGGCTTCCCGTCCTCGTCATACACAGGCTCCTTGTCCAGAAACAGCACGGTATTCTCGTCAACGGGACAGGTCATGTCATCCGTAACGATGACTTTGTCATACCCGGCAAGATTGCCGAACTGCTCAACCTGAGAAGCCCCGGTCGCAGCGGATACGTTGGCGCGGAAGGAAACGGCAGGTTTGTACGCAACAGTTTCCTCACCGGTTTCGTTGCCGTCTTCGTCGGTGACAGGCGCTTTCCGGTCATACAGCAGATACCAGAAGCTTTGCTTGTTTCGCTCCATGATTCTCATACTGTCACCTCACAGAACCCCGGCCATGGGAACGATCTGTCGCATCATGGATTCCGGAACGTCCCCGTTCTCGTAGGAACGGGAAATGCCGTTCTCGCTGTGAGACAGCTCCCCCTCGCCGCCCCGCTTGTTCAGAAGATACGTAGCAATCTCCACCTGTAGATAGCTGTACTGCTCCGGAACCTCCATAATGGAAGGGTCAAACGGGTATGCCCTGCGGCAAATCTTACTTGCCGCAATGCCAAGGTAGGCAGAAACCGTGCTTTCGTCGGTTTCATTCGCCATGGCTTTTACCAATGCGTTTTTCTCGGCTTCCTGCACGGTTTCTTACCTCCTTTCATTCTACGGGTTCTCCCGCCTTCTTGCGTGGTTTCTTGATAACGGGAATAGGATTATTCTCCGATAAACCAAACTTGGTGATAACTTCCTCGCGGGTGAGCGGTACGGGGTCGTTGAGTGTATCAACGACTACCGTTCCCATCACCACAGAAGTGCTCTCCAGTTCGCGCCGGGTAATCACCTTGTCCTTTGCGGTAAAGCCCACGTTGCGAAAGTGATCTCCCTCGCGCACATACACTTTCCCGTCAGAAACATAGAACATGGTGAACCTCCTTAGCCGTTGGTGATGATCTTTGCCAGAGCAATGGTCTTCGTGTCGGCCACGATAGACCAGTTGGCAGATGCCGCAAGCTGTGCATCCGTGGGAGAAGCGGTGTAGCCGGAAGTGGGCTTGGTAAAGCTGAAACCGTTGGGGTGCATGGTTTCACGGATACGGGTGACCAGCGCGTCATAGCCGCCGCCCTTGAGCGCGTCACGGGTCAGTTCGGAAGGAACCTTCACGGGAGCGGGGGCGTACTGAATTGCGCCAAGGCCGAGGACGTAGGTGGTGTAGGTGGCCGCTTTCGCACTTTCTCCGCTGGTAGCGGCGGTGGCGGGGCAGCTGTCATCTACGACAACAGTCATGCCATTCACGGTGCCAATGCGGAGGGGGCGCTCAACGCCGTTGGCGTCGGTGTATTTCAGGAAGTCCAGCAGATTCAGGCCAGCCATATTGGTGGCGACCTTACTGTGCATGAACACCAGCCGGAAAGCGTCCTGATTGTCGCCCACGGCCTTCTGAATCGCATCGCCAATGGTGGTCGCACCCATCTTGTTTGCATCCGCAACAGTGGTGGATGCGGAAGACAGGTCAGTGATGTGGTTCGCCCAACCGGCAAACTCACCGCTGCCGGTCACACCGAACACCGCATTCAGGATTTTCAGCATGATGGACTGGCGCTGCTTCTGCCAATACTTGGACACCTGAGACACGATCTGCTGCATGGGGTCGGCACCGCTGTTGTAATCAACGATGAAGTCCTTCTCCTTCCAGCCGTGGGCGCGGCCAAACACGATACCATTCTGAGCGCTGCCTTCGGGGTCGGTCAGGGTGATGTCAGTCGCGCCATCGTAGTTCTCAGGAGTGCCGCCAATAACTTTGTAGAACGGCAGGGTGTAGAAATCGGAGCCGTTGGAAATCAAACTCGCCAGCTCTGCGTTCGGGGCGACAGCGCCGCTCTCAAACATCGCGGTCAGGGTGGGGTCTTTCGCATTTGCCCAGTTGTAGTTAAACAGCTCGGGGTCAAACGGAAAGCCAAGATAAGTAGCCATAATGTTTTACCTCCATAATCATTTCAAAATTGTTTTCCAGTCAGGATTGTTCTTGATAAACTCCATCTGGGATTTGGTGTCGAGTTTCAGGAAATCCGCCTTGGTCATTGCGCCGCCGGGGTTTCCATCCGCGCCTCTGGGCGTTCTTTTCAGCTTGTCCGCAATGACTTTTTGGGCGTATTTTTCCAAAAACGTCTGGTTGTTGGCAAAAACCGTAGCCATATCTCCGGATTCCATGGCCGCCGCAGTAGCGTCCGCAAGGGCTTCATCATAGCCCTGCGCAACCAGCTTTGCTTTGTAACCGGCAACGGTTTTTTCCTTCCGCAGACCGGCCAGTTCCTTTTCCATGTTCTCCCACTTTTCGGCCTGCTCCTGTTGCTTCCTCTGCTCGTCAGTCAGAAGCGCATTGTGCTTACGCTTCCATTCCGCAGCCTCGGAATTGGCCTTGGACAGCGCGTTTTTCTGCCTTTCCAGCTCTACGGCGTTGTCCTCGTACTCAAAGCCCTCCAAAGCGGCAAGCTTCTGTTCCGGGGTCATGTCCGCATAACCTTCAATGAGATTTGTGTCGATTTTTGCCATAATTATTCCTCCTGCGTTTGGTGAGGCGGTTCCATCCGCCGTGATCTCTGTTTTTTCGGGTTGTCTCCCGTCTGCGTTTTTGATAGAGCAGCTTCCCTGCTGCTGTTATGGAGGGCTGTACAGGCTTCGATCCTGTGACCTGCGGATTAACAGTCCGCTGCTCTACCAACTGAGCTAACAACCCACATATCCCCTGCTTACGGTGCCGGGGAACCGCTTTGCCCGTTTCCGGGTTTCATCGCCGATAGGGAGGCCATCGGCGATATATATGGCGCGAGGCCGATTTGAACGTCCTTCTGTGGGGGGAGAGGTGAACCCCACTCGCTGTCTGCCGCGCCAAATTTTCGTCTTCTATTCTTCATGTACTCGGCTTGTGGCCGAGGAAATGTTTTTGTGGGACGGGGCAAGCTACTTTGAGCTATCGTGCGCTTATGTACACTTATCACACAATGCTGTTCCTTCTCCTTCGCTTTGGCTGCCTTGCGCATACAGCAGTTATCGGCGTGCTTGAATTGTCCAGCCCCCCGCTGGTTGCGGCAGAAAGAATCGAACTTCCATTACATGGGTCAAAACCATGTGCCTTACCTTTTGGCTATGCCGCAGTGTAAAAAAGAAGGGCTTCCAATACCATTTCTGGTATCAGAAGCCCTTCGGCTGTTCGCTGCTCCCTAGAGCAGTCACAAATTATACCATTTGGTGTGGCTCTTCCGCGAAAGGTGCGGCGCTCTTTGCCAAACAGTCAGTTAACCTTCTTGCGCCGAATCTCAATGACCACGATCTGGCCTTGTTCGACTTTGATTTCCGCCTGATTCCGGCGGCGGATGATTTCCTCAATCGCCCGAATTTCCTTCGCCGTCACTCTGACCGCCGGTCTGGTTTCCGCTTCCATCGCCGTTCCCTCCGTTCTGCGCGGCAAGCTTCGCCGCTTTTTTCTCCTGTTCCGCCATGTAATCCATGCTCATTCGGTAGGCCAACTGCGGGTCGGAAAATAACCCGCAATGTGTAAATGCCAGTTCAGGGGCGATTTTCTCGCAAGCAAGCATCTGGGTTAGAACCGTTGATTTCTGCGCGATATTCTCATAATTCCGCCGCGTGAACCGGATTTCCAGTGCCGAGAGTTTCAGGCTCAGATGCCCCATGTCCCGGCAGATACGCAGCACCAGCTTCAAAAATTCCTTTTCGGACTTCTTGAAAACCAGCTCCGTGTCCTTGGCTCTGGCTTCCGCTGCCGACCAGCCGTCCCGCATGATGACCGCTGATCCGGTGTCAGAGGTAGAAGTCCCTCCGTTCCGGTTTGGCATTCCGCAAATTGTCAGCACCGTTTCATACATGCTGTCCACAAGGGTCTGCGTCTGGGTCTGGTTCATTTCGGAGGTCAGGTATTGAATCTCCGCTTTCAGTGTGGCGTCAATATCCCTGAACTTGATTGCGCCCTCGTCCCGCAGTTTCTTGTAGTCCTCACTGCTGATGTCAACATTATGGAACAGCATCAGTGCTTGAACGAACTGCTCTACGCCGTCAATTCGGTTGCTCTCCGTCATGTTGATTGCGTCAAGCAACGGAATCACGATTTCAAATGCCCCTAAACGAGCCATGTTCGCCGGGTACTCCACAATCGGGATTCCCAAAATCTGATCTTCTGCGCGAATAACAGCCCACGTGTTCCAGACCTCGAAATACCTGGTTTCTGTCCAGCAGGAGAAAACGAGCGTTCCGTCCTCTTTTAGAACATACCGTACACCCATCATGGGTTTATGGCCAAGGCCCACAGAGTACACCACGAATGCGTATCTTGGGTCAAGGGTGAATATCTCAAAAGGAGCCTCGTCTTCCTCGGCATCCGCCAAAACGTCCGGCAAAGTCATTCGATAAGAGGTACCGCAAGTGAAGAGCCAATCGGCAAGTTCCTTATCCTTTTCCGGCTTGTCTTCGGACAGCATATAGTCATTCAGTTTCAGCACTTCGGAGGAAATGTCTTCGTCCCCACCACGGCTTACGTACTGGATTGGTTCGCCGACTTGATAGGCCGATTTGAAAGATACGATCTCATTTGCTCGGTTCTCCACAACCATGTTGTTGATTTCCGGGCGGACTTCCTTCACACGGCTCAGAATTGGCTGTTCTCCCTTGTAATACCGGTACAGGTAATCAATCTCTGCCTGATTTTGCAGGTGCGTAAACAGTGCCTTTTGTAGCACGTCGATGATATTCCCCTCGTTTATATCCGTAACCTCGGTGTAAATTACCCGACGCCCGAATAACCGCCTGCTCTCCGTATTACGCACCCCCTTTTCCGGAAATCTATTTTCTCATTTACCATTATACCACAGTGGCGGATGGTTGTCTACTTAATTCTCGTTCGTAAACCATCGGAGAATAAAAACACAAAGCGCATCGGGTGAAGTTACCTACACCCAACGCGCTCACATCCAATATTTACTTGTTATTTGCCGCTAATCGTGTCTGCGATCCCTTTAATCTGGCTGCAAACAGCAGCCAGAACGTCGCAGTACATCCCAACCCGCGCCTTACCAAGGGCAAGTTCCCCGGTTTCGGGGTCAGCCTCCATGTCAAGCATATCCAACAGCATTTCCGTTGTTGCAAGAGCCATGTGAGCATTCATCCAGATTTCGTTCATTTTTGCGGTTGTCATACGGTCTTGCCCTCCCCCAGAAACTTATTCAGGAAGAACGTCTGTCCTTTGCCGGTAACTTTCGGTGTCTTGCTCACAGAGGTATGTCCGTCACTGTGATTGATGACCGTTTCCTTGATACGGAAGAGCCCCTGCTCCATGCTGGCCTGCGTAGGCATGTTGTAATCCGTGCCGTTGCGCTTGATTAAGTACCCATTGTCCCGCATCCACCGGAACAGCCGTCTTTCGCCCATGTCCACACCATTCTGCCGCATGATCTTTGCTAACTCACCCACAAGAACCGTGCTACTGGAAGCGGCCACGCTGTCAGCGAACAGAACTTTGGGTGCATCGGCCTGGACTTTGGATTCCAGGGCTTTCCGCTTGTCCGTTTCCTCTTTCAGAGCGGTTGCCACTTTCAGCAGGTAATCCGGGTTCAGAATCGCCGCTTCCAGCGTTTCCGGGGTCATGTAGGCTCCGTGCTTGCGGATGGAAGGCAGCACTTCGGAAGTGACCCACCGGCGGAACTTCTTGGCAGAGGGGAGCTTGCTGGAAAGCACAAGGGAATAAAGGCCACTTTCGTTGATGACGGTCATATCCTGCGTTCCACCAAGGGTGTCACATTTCGTTACTCCCTTGTCTTCTTCATCAACATGGTCAGCGAGGGCTTTCCGGGGATTGCTGTACCCCAGCACCGCCGCCACATCCTTGCCGACAAGCCAAAATTCGCCATCGACTTCAACTCTGCGAATAGAACCAAATTCCTCGTTGCTGAATACCTTGATTTCGTTATTCATAAATTTTCCTCCTTGATTTCAGCCCAGAGGAATGATAGAATGGATTTACCATCCTTCGGGCTGGTGTTTTGATAACCGTAACCTGTTCACTTCCTACGGCGGCAGGTTGCGGTTATTCTTTTTTGTCCAGTTCTTTCTTTACAAGCAAAATACCTTTGTTTACCACATCTGTTCTTGAAATTTCAAGTTTTTCTGCACAAAAATCAAGAATTTCAAGTTCCTCTTTGCTCATTCTAAGCTGTAAACTTTTATCTCGCTTGCTATTACCTTTGACTGGCCTTCCGGTTCGTGGCGACATATCATCACCTCTCTTTTGCCATGGCATTATTATATATTATGCAATGGCAAAAGTCAAGCATTATTTTAGAACGGTCTCGCAAACACTTCAACTTTCGTTCCAACCAAGCCCCGGAGTTCGTTTTCAAGTAGGCTGAGCGAATCTGCCCCGTCATCATGAGCCACTTTCCCGGAACGGGTATATGTTGTGACCTGTCGCATGAACTCTGCATACTGGCTGTTCCTTGCATATGTGGACGGATGCTTGAAATAGAAATGTTTCAGGATATTGTCTGACGCGAACTCAATTCGGGTCTGTTTGTTACTGATCGTTCGTTTTGTCCGAATGCTACACATATATTCTCTGCTTTTGAGAATATCCTGCACGTCCCTTGCAAAGTAACTGCCAGCATTGTTGCTTTCAAACATGGCAGATACGACCTTGTTGTTAATCAAAGCCTTTGCGACTTCTGGTTTTGTGACTTCTGGGGTAGAATCATCAAAAACAACGTCGATAATGTACACTTCCTGCCCATAGACCGCCGCAATCGGCATGGCGCAGTAGTCTGCTCCCTTGTCTGCTGTATCACAGGCGGCAATGATGGTATCCGGCTCCTTGTCAACGGGGAGTTCAAAAAACCGGTTCAAATTGCCTTCTGGGAAAAGAAGCCCCTTTGCTTCAAATGGCTGCTGCTGAAACTCGGATTCAAATTGTTCCGCGGACAGCATATCCCGCTGATCTCGGAAATACTGTGTTGTGAACACTTTTTTCCCGTCTCGGATATACTCAAAATTGCTTTCGTCCGTGACAAGGTCAAGGGCAGGGGTTTCAATGATCTCACAGCGTTTGTTCTGTTTCTTCATTTCCTCTTGTAACCGTCCAATTGGGTCATACAGGGAATACCGTGTGCCGCAGATAACAATGGGCGTTCCTTCGATGGCACGGCCGATAATGTCACCAGAAATTACCTCCCACTTCTCGTCAAGACGCTGCCGGTTCTTTGCCTCTTCCCGCCCTTCGACACAGTCATCAAGGTATAACAGGTTTGTAGCTTCGGATAAGCCGACCTGTCGTGCGTCAATGGAGCGACACATGATTGTTGGAAATCTGGATTTGTTCATGAGATTCAACGTCTTCGTATCTGCATTCGTCTGAACCAGCTTGCTTTCCGGGAAAACGTCGTAGAACAGGTATTCGCTCGGTGTTTGAAGATATTCCAGACAGCCCTTGTAGAAAGAATTGACCAAATCGTCACCGGTTCCTTCCATAAGTGTCGCCTTCTCAGGGGATTTCCCGGAAAGCATATTTGTGAAATTGATTCCCAACTGGGATTTCCCAGCGCGCTTAGGCATGGAAATCGATAAAAAGTCCAATTCCCCGTCCAAAATCTTCTGGTATGCGTCCACATATCGTTTTAAGTAGTGCTTTCTCGGCTGATAAAACCGTTTTTCTAGCTTCCTGTCCAATTCAATATAGGTAAGATAGCTGTCAAAGTCATATGGAGCCTCAAACAATAGCCCCCGCCGCCAAAGGCTGTAGAATCCCTCCACCTGAGACATGGGAACTTTATCCATCATTCGGTCGCACATATCCTTCAATTGTTTATTCGCCCGATGCGCCGCCGTGAAATCAGTCTCAGCCCATGCCTGGCACAGGGAAAACAGGTCTTCATATGCCCCGATATCGCCCGGTCTGTTCTCGATAGCCCCCAGAATGGAGGTTGACAATTTCCCATAATCCATACTATCACCTCACAGAGCGTCAGCTTGTTCAAATGCTTTCAGCAGTTTGGGAAACTGGATTGCGAAGAAATCCACCATTTCCTCGTTTTGTGCCCAACTGGAATTTTCGGCAAGGCCGCTTTCAAATAGAAATGCGTGAATGATCTCATGCCGCTTCACCTTGTTTGTCTGAACCAGAAGGTTTTGCTTGCAATTTGGTTCTCCCTTGCTGTCTTCGTAATTTTCAACCAGCATCTCTTTCGTAGTTTCATCACAGAAACCGTCACAATCCTTGAGCCTTGGCTCTTTGCTTCCCCGAATTACTGTAAGCGTATATTCTGCTCCCAAAACGTCGATTTTCATAAATTCCCTCCTGATACAAAAATAAGGGCTGCCCGTGCGTATCTCAGCACAAGCAGCCCTTCGGCTTTCCTCCTGCCCTTGCAGGAAATTTATTACTTTTTATGCTTCATGATCTCTATCAGCACGAATATGGGAAACAGGAGAATCAAGAGAAATTCCATTTACTTTTTCACATCCTTGCATACTCCTGAATACCCGCAGTCAGAGCAAGTGATGACCGTCTGATATGTCTGCGGAACTAAACCGTTTACGATTGCACCGATAACCAGCCCAAGTAAAGCTCCAACAGCCAAGCCGATAACCCCTAAAAACATCAACCCGAACCCGCCGAATGTCATCACAAGTGGCGCTGTCAGCTTTGGCTTATACTCTTTCGGTGTTGCCGTGACATTCGCGGAGTTGCACTTAGGGCATCTGCACGTAGCGCGTTCTGTTTCTTCCCCCACCTTTTCGCCACACTGCCCGCAGTATTTTGCGTCATCGGTTAATGCGCTTCCGCATTTCTTACAGAGTTTACCCACTTTGTCAATGTCTCCTTCCTTTACGTCCTCTTGCGCCTTTCCCGTCGTAGCCCTTCAAGAGTTCTGCAATGACGAATGCCGGAAACAGAATGATTAAAACTACCCACATATATTAGCCCTCCTCATTTCAGCTCGCAGTCATACAGCGTAACCAAAATGGCAATATTTTCTTTTGGTAATTCAACTCCGGGTTCACCAGCCATATCGGTGAGGCTCAAGAACTTCCCTGTAACCTTAGCCACGTCTAGAGGTTTGTACCCCTCTGCTTCGGCGATAAATTCGTCTTTCATTTGGCAGTGATATACAACTGTACGGTCTCCGTTCCGCAGAACCTGAACAATAAGTGTATTTCCGTTCTCCAAGGTTGACGCAGCAGTTTGACCAACAATAGAAACCTCGTCACCTTGTTTCAACGCATAGACATCAACATCTGCGGCAACTGTCGGCGTGTTGCCCTTTCCTCCACACGCCGTTAATGTCACGAGAAATACGATAATGGCGCTAATGCACAACAGTTTTTTCATGATTATTCCTCCTTCAACTTTCCTTCTGGTCGATAACGATCTGGTCTGCCCTTCTAGCACCGGGCTTTCGCTCCTGAATGACTACCTCATAGCCTAGAACGTCTAGCATTTCCACTGCCTTGTCGAAGGACATGTTGGGGTTTGTCAGTCTAGCGCTTATGTCATTCCCCCGTTGTTTTCCAATCGCTTTTGCCATAGTGAGCAGAGACACGCTTTTCTCCTTCATTACCTGACGAATCGCTTTGCTTATCTGCATCGGGAACACCTCCTGTGTGCCTTTAATATACACTAGATATATTTGATTGTCAATAGGATTGCCAAAATAAAATTGGTGATGTGACGACCGGAGGGAGCTTTTATATAGTTGGTTCTTGCCTTTTTGTTTTTCGCGCGATTTTTGAAATGTTGATTTTGTGCAGCATAAAAAATAAGAGAACCCCCGCAAAGGATGGCTCTCATTAAGTTGACATTATTCGACAATCTGTGTATAATAAATTCCGTGGAACCCACCGTCCGCGTCGAGTTTCCTGGCTTGCCATAGCCTATCTCCTTTGTAGACGGTGTACGGTTAAAAAGGCGGTTGCCTGTCATCCCGCGAGTGCGGAATGGAGGCGTGTGTATAGCCCTCGCGGGAAATTTATTTCTCATGGAGGTGACCATACATAACTCTTCAAGATGTTTTCTGGATTGTGTCTATCTGCTGGATTCTCGTCCAAGCATGGGACAAGTTCCATAACAGAAAGAAGTGAGCCGTCTGTTCACAGCAGAACGGCTCACGGTTGTTTGAGCGCTAAGCTCTCGACCTACTAACTTGTATGCTCGTGGCAACCGTCTGGGTTCCCACCGCAGGGGACATCTGTTACCAGCAGGTGTTCCCTGTGTTATTATTATAGACCTTTACAGAAGCGTTGTCAAATAATTTTTTAATAACTTTTTTAGATTTTTCCCACATTCCCAATCTTTCAAGACTTCCGTTTGGAGGTCTTTTTTCTTTTTCGGGATTTTTCGAGAAGGAGAGGGGGCTTTTTATTTTTGCGGGTACTTGTGGGGCTAACCCCCACCGAATCAGGCCGGCCATATCCCCCGCCCCCGGTGCTATCCAGCAGCAGCCGGAACCGCTGGACGGTGCCGGACGGCACAAGATCCAGGAAATGCAAACTGTCCGCGCTATGCAAACACATTTTGACCGTATCGACATGAACGGTAAAGTGAACGCAACAAAATAAATATTTGGTTGCGTTCATGGCTATAAACGCATACGTCAAAATGCAATATTTATTGAAAATGTTCTGATTTCTCCGCGTTTTGCGGTGTTTTCATGTCCTCATATCGTGGACTAGGCGCATGTGCTTATACTATAGACATTTCTTTCATTATGTGCGCGTATAAAACACTGCAAAATTCAAACTATATCGCCATAACTACACTAAAAATAATTTTTGATTTCCTATTGACAACTTGAAATAATTAGTGTATAATACTCACGTAAACAAAAAAGCGCCCCCGCAATCCTACCAAGACCAACGGGAGCGCACCACACAAGGGGGCGCTACTATTATAGCACGGCCTCCGCAGAATTACAAGGAGGAAATAAAAATGGCAATCTATGATCAAATCACCGCCGAGCTGGAAACCCGGAAAGACCGCAGCGCATGGGGCAAGGGTGTCAATGCCTACGCCCTGGAGCTGGTAGAAGAACTGAAAGAACGGGCGGAATACGAAGGCCGGGACCCTGAATCCGAGAAAGAGTGCCGGGAATGGATGCTGAACGGGGCGCAGGACTGGGAGCAATACAGCTGGGGCGGCTCCAGCTTGATTTACAACGCCGACATCGCCGAGCGGTTGTGTTGCCCGTCCGAGCTCAAGAAAACCCGCAACGGCGAGCGCAGGCCGAACAACCGGGAAGAATGGCTGGACACTCAGGCAAGAGCCTTGTATCAGGCCGCAAGCCGTGTTGTCAATGCATACCGGGGGGAGGTGCAGCCCAAATGAAAAAATACACGTTGAAAGCGCTCCGGGAGCTTGTGCGGCTCGGAGTGGCTGAGGATTACACCAACAAGCCCGCCGAGAACCTTTACACGCTCCGCAGGCTTGAAAAAGTGGGCTATTCCTCCGGGGTTTACGGCATTAACGGCGGATTGGTCGAAGATACCGAAACCGGGCAGTTATACGCCATTATCGGGCGTTGCTCCAATCTGTTTATCTTGTTTTAAGGGGGGGGTTATATCATGGTTAAGTATGATAATTGCAAGAATTGTGCGAGCCATTGCGAACACGCCGGAAAAGATCGGGAATTTATTTGCCCCGGTGGAAAGTCCTGCAAGGTGCTTTACACGCCCGAAAGAGTAGCGAAAGCGGCGGCGGATTTCGTAGGGGCTATAAAGCTCATAGCCTCCAAGCCGGATAATCTCGACAACCTCGAAAGCTATCTTTCCCAGCATTTCCCGGAATGGATCAGCAGATGGGCAAATAGCCCGGAAGACCTCGCCGCAGAAATGAAAGAGTTTGCAAGAATGGAAATATAAGGGGGTGTAGCCGTGGCACTGCTTGCAATTCTGTTTTTCCCGCTGCTGGTTCTAGCGGAGCTGCTAAAAATCAGCAAATAGCCCGTTGCCTAACAAGCGCGGATATGGTATCATTATAACGCTTTTGGCGGGCTGAGCGTATCAACCCGGCCCCATAAAATCCCGCCGCCCAGGGAAAAGGGCAGAAAGAAAAAAATGGGCTCGTTTTACATTGCGAAACCGGAATATGCAGACGCCATATACGGCAGCGAATACCCTGTGTGCCTCAGCCTATGCGCCGTTGCCCAGTTGGCGGCCGGCTGGGAAATGACAACGGCAGAGCTACTAGAACAGATGGACGAAGCCACGCCGGACCAGATCGCAGAATTTGGCACGCTGGATCGCATCTAATCACAGTTCCCACCACCGAAACGCCCCCCGGATTATTCCGGGGGCTTTCTTTTTGTCCAGATCAACCCGGGCAGCCGCTCTGTCTGCCCCGCCCATTGTGGCGGGGCTTTTCTCTTGCTATGCCCCGTAAGGCTTTCAGCGGCTTTTTAAGCGGCTTTTATTCCGGCAATATAAATTAACGTCAAGCATCGTTCCCGCCTTAAAATGGGCACGCATGGACGCCACGAAATGCCGCACGGCGTTTTATGCAGCGTGTGGGGCGCTCAGCGCCCGCCATTGTGCCTATTCCTGTGCCGGATATGCCAGGATGCCCCCGCAGCTTTTCGCCCGTCTGGTCGCTTTCTGCGCCCTCCGGCGTTCTGCCCTCTGCGACGGAACAGGGGCGCCACCCCACGGCCCGCCAGAGGCAGCCCAGATCCCGATCAGATTTCCCGCCATGTTTTTGCGTCATGGCTGAAAATCCCCGCAAGGCTCCCAGCTCGTGAGCCATAGTCGCAAAGTCGCAGCCGAAAATTCCCGTTTCATAGTCGCAGAAAGTCGCCCCGAAAGTCGCAAGACCTCCGGGGCGTTTTCATAGTCGCTATAGTCGCTGGGTCAAAGTCGCTGGCATAGTCGCTCAGAGTTTTCGACCGCACTTCGGGCAAAATTCTAGGTTGGTAGCTATATACATCCAGTTAACGGAGCTAATTATTCCCGACAGCTGCCCGCTTTCGCATAATTCGCAGCCATTATCTTTCTCCTTGCTCTCCGTATCCGAATTGTTCATTTCAAAAAAAACGCCATCCAAACTCACGTCTCAATCACCCCCGCTTTCCGCGTCAATGATAGTCGCACCGCTACCGCGAACATCTTCCAGATACTTCTGCCGCAGCTTCTCCGGGTCTGCCCGCTCTCCAAGCGGATTATCCGGCTTTAAGACCACTTCCTGCTGGTCTGTGTAGTTCATATTGTTTTTCATCAAAAAAATTCCGGCAACGGGGTTAATCTTTCCATTTTGCATGAAATCCTCCATCTGAGCGTTAATTAAATCCCGTGCTTTTTTGATGGTGTCACGAATAGGGCGGCTTAATTTCCTACTTTCCGGGTGATCGTTGCACCACCGCCACATGGTCATTCTGTCCACACCGAACGCCAAAGCGAACCCTGCGAAAGTCGGCTTCATATCATTCTCAGCGCACAGGCTGAAATAGTCGAAGCACCGTTTCTGCACCGCCTCCAAGCTGTCCATGTCCGGCTTATTCCACTTCATGATGGTCAAGGAATGGTTGATGTACTTTGTGTTGTCGCCGGGTTCCAGGTCAGGCACCTGGTAGGGTTTCTTTTTGAGCTTTTCACCTTCTGCCAAAGTCGTAATCCTCCTTTATTGTTTTAGTAAATTTATTATATTATTTACCATAACACATACACACTACAAGATATAAGACTTATATATATTTATTATATATAAATTCTTGTTAATAAGATAGGCTCACATTTCTATCAGCGTGAATTTGTGAATCATCCGTCCATTCTCCATTTGGAGCCGCCCTTTACTGTCTCTCCCAGCTCTTCCACAGACGGTGAATGCTTCCATTGTTCCGAGATAGACCGTGTATTCGTTCCCTCCGATAGCCAATGTCCCTGTGCATTGGTCTTTGTCAAACGACGCTACAATACCGGAGTCGTTGTACATCGTGCCGCAGTACGAACACTTTTTTCCTTCAAGTGGTGCGCCGCAGTTTACGCAGTTTTTTATCATTTTCTCACCAGCTTTTTCTACGTCTTCAATCCAAGTCTTTGACTTCCTCAGGAAACGCAACTGTGATTTTAACCACGTTCCCACCGTAGAACGAGACTGATTTGGTCGTTCCTATGAGTTCTTTTGCCGCAGCTCCGTCATCGCTCTTGGTAGTAAACGCAAATTTGCGATCTTTCCCAATTAAGTCCAAAAAATCATTAGCGTTTATGCGTACATCCTCACGGAACTTTATACTGAAAGAATATACTCTAGGCCCTCCTCTCCCATCGAGTGATGGTTTTTCGCTGCCCTGCTCCGAGGCACCATTTCCCTTGAGCCTAACGCCCTCCGGTGCTTGTAAAAGTTCATAGTATCCGTTTCTACGCCCTTGCGTTATCCTCAGCCTATCTTCCACTCCAAGGCCAAGGCACCGGCTGGATGCGTGGCTGTCCAAATCCGGCTCTGCTGGCACGGTCTTAAACTCCCACCGCTCAGAGCCGTCATACTCCGCCCTCTCAAGCCGCCAATCGTCACCGGCCACAATCAGGTCTCCAGGTATTTCTGCAATGCCGTATTCATTGTCGTACTCGAAGTTTGCTTGTTTTGCAAAGCCGTCCCAGCTGCACTTCGCATTGACAGACTCTCTTCCAACCCACCGCACATCCGCAGGGGTTTTACGGTTTTCTTTGAGAATATTCAAGGTTTCATTCAAAAGATTCATACTATCTCCTCCATTTCCCAGACTTATAGTCGTACTCTTTCAGGCAATCGTACCGCTCCCGGAACGGGAAGAACGTCTCACCGTTTCCATTATACGCTTCCATGAGAGCCTTGTCCAGCTGTTCTTGATACCAATCCGCTTCATCGTTTGGCAGGAACGCTGGTCGGAAATACTGCATGATTTCGTTGGTTTTCTTCAGGACTTTCAGGATTCTTGCGCCGCTAAATGTGTCCTTGCCCATGGCCTCCGGGTCTCGCAAGGCCCGGGAAATATAGTCGCACATCTGCTGTGTTCCGAGTTCCCAACCATCGTTGAAGCACTGCCGCTGAACAGCCTCCTGCTTGGCAAGATAAGCATTTTGTTTCGGAATCGGTTTCTCCTTTCGTATTTTATGAAATACCCCTTTAGCTCGGGCAGTTGATTATTTTGGCCATGCCGTACCACTCAGTTTCTTTCCGCAAGTCGGGCAATAGTTCAGGGGTGCGCCCTTTCCATCGTTGATATAGTCCAGGCTGCGGCCGCCGAACCGGTCTTCCCGGGTAAAATACCGTTCAACGATTGCGACGGAAATATCCACACGTTGACCATTAGTTAGAAACCAGTCGGCGATTTGCCGCTTGCCATCGTACGCCTCGCAAAATAGGCACATTTTAGAAATTCTCCTTTCTTTTCTTAGTAAATCCCTGTATAGATATACACAATACACACAAGATATAAGATTATATTTAATATATACTATACAGAGATAAAGCTATAATATTAAATTCCGTCTCCTGTTTTTCGTTTTCGCCCTCCTTTCGGTGCAATCCTTCCCAGGCGGGCAAGGCCGCTTTTTCTCGCGGACGAATATGTAATTGCAGCACCGGCTGCCTTCATAATATCCGAAGAAATACCGGCACCCGACGCAGTACTTCCTGCTATCCTTGTACTCCATGTTGCCCCCCTAGAGAACAGGCAGGCTCCCAATCCCGCCGGGCATCCCGGTTTCTTGGCATATCCTAAGCAGTTTTGTCTGCGCCGTCATCCGAATTTCAGCCGGTGCCCGTTCCGCTGCCGTGTGCAAGGCGGAAATACACTCAACCCCCTTTCCCTTGTCCACAGACAGCACATAGGACGTCGCAGATACCGCAGAGGCGAACCACTCCGGGACGTTGCCGTAGGCGTATTTTGCAAACATCCTCCGGAGAATCTTTTCCGGGTCAGATTCTTCCTGCTCTACTGTGGGGATCTCCCATTCCCCGGACTTGGCGACCTCTTTCACTGTTTCGGCCAATTTTTTTGCAAGCATCTCGCGTGCAGTCTTCATGAGCAACGCATCATCAAATTTGAAATCCTGTTCTGCCATTATTCACGTACCTCCAATTCCTTATTTTTTCTATCGCGGTATCTCCTTTGAGCGGCTCTCTGGGCGTGGGCTTTCTGACACTCCGAGCTGCAATAGATTTTCTGCTTGATCTTGCCCCCAGTGCGTGAATTTCTTCCCGCACTGGGGGCAGATTTTAGAAATGCCCTGCGGGGCTTCCACGCCCTCTGTATCGGCCTGAATCGGCGGGTGGTATCCGTGCATTGCCATGTACTTGCCGTAGCTCGTCCCGGCCTTCTGGGCGGCTATGGAGCACAGGGTGAGATAGTCCGGTTTCTTGCTCATGGTTCCCTCCGATCACAAATTCTTACAATCCGGTCACAAATTCTTACAATATCGGCAACGTAGTTTGCCTCGTTCCGGGAAAGCAGAAGCTTCCCCATCAGCAGTTTGATAAAGCGCTTACGTGTCATCCGTAGCTTTCCTCCCCTTTTTCTTTTCTGCAATCCGCTTCTTCTCCGCTTCTTTCAAGGCGTTAAACACCATGACGTAAATATCCATTGTGTGGTCAGTGTCCACCGGAATCAGCGGGGCGATAAAGTGCCAGCAGTCCATGTAGGTGAGTTCATTGCTCATTCTCCGACCTCCCGTATTCTCCCATAACTGCAAAAATCATCGCCGTCTACCTTGTTAGGGGACATTCCTTGCTCGTAGTCCCAATAATAGCAATCCCCAAATGATCCCCCGTCCGGGTATTCAGGCATCCCCATGGGGTACTTGCCTATTTCCTCAAATTCAATGCAGTCCCGGCACCTTACCACGGGGACGGCATCCACGGTATCAGCCTGATTTATCATCATCACAATGTTTTCCACTGTCAAATATGTGGTGCTACATCCCGTACAAAATGCTACAATTCTGCGGCGAAGCCCGTCTGCATCAATCACCCTCATAAAAATTCTCCTTCCTCGGCATCTCTTTCAGCCACCGTCTGACGGCAAAGAACCGAATGCGTGGCGGCTGATTCTTCGCCCACCGCTCAATAGCGGCGGCGTAAGCAATTCTAGCGTTAAGGCGCTGACGGTGTTCTTGTCTTTCACTCATTCCACTGCACCTCCTTCGGCGGTTCAGGCAGCGGCATCCAGTGGGAGACCATGGCAAGTGACCAGAACCAACCACCACCGCCTATCCAACCGTTTCTACGTTTTTCATATTCTTGGACTTCAAACTGCCCGTTTTTATACGTTAGCACAAATTCGCCGTCATCCGGCAACCTCTCACTGCAAGGAATCCACCGTGTCTGCTCCAACGCCTTCATACCCATCCGGCAGGCCTCAATCACGGGGTCTATACTTTCGTAATGCTCCCGGTGTTCCGGGTTCAGAATTTCTATTGCTCGGTCAATCGTCATCGCCCTTATCCTCCTTATCCTCCAAGAGGTGCTGAACAGCGAGCGTGTTCAAAACGTGTGTAAATTCCAAAATATCCCAATTGTTATGGGTAATTCGCCCCGCAACAACGCGCATTGCGAACAGCATAGCGGTTAAATCCTCCGTGAAATCGCCGCCCAAATCCATCTTTGGGAGTGCCGGTAGCTCACGATCTTCCTCATCTTTGTAAACGTCCGTTAACGCAGCCGCAAATATCGATGTTTTCATTAACAAATCCATGATTATTCCTCCAAATCCATTTTAGCGCCGCAATGGCAATACGGGGATAGCTGGCAAGCTACTCCGTATTCACCGAGCTCAAGCAAAAAGCGTAAGTCGCTGTTATCAACCTTACGCCCACACACCGAGCATTCCAGACATAAGGTCGATTCACGCGAAAGCCGGATATTCCAGTTCCCATGCCGCACCGGCTCCACGTCGGCGGTGGGCAACTCGTCTTCTACAAACTCGGTAACGGTCATATCCGGAGCCTTAAAACCATATCGCAGCATGGCGTCTTTAATTGCCTCCCGGCTGGTGTAATCACTCATTTCAATTCCTCCACATAGCACCAACTCTGGGGCGGGCGTTTGATATGACCATTTTCGCAATAGGCACACCCATATTCATCACACACTTTGCCTATGCAGTTTTCAAACGGGCGTAAAAACTTGCTCAGCTTCTTCGGCGTGTCGTAGATTTCCAACTTGGAAATGTGCCAGCCGTACAGTGTTGCACCTTTTCCGTAGTCCCACAAAGCACCATCCACAAGTCTGGTCTGCGCCACAAAGTAATCGTCCACATCGTAGATTCCATACGGTTCTGTTGCCGCCTTGATGGTTTCAACCCGGTCGCAAATAAACTCCCCAATGACCTTGCCCCATGAGCCGCGCAGTCTGCGTGCGTCGTTGCCTTGCGTGCAGTAGATGTAGCATTTGAACGGCGTGTCCAGCTTTGGCCTGGTTTTTCGCACCTCAACGGTCTTTTCGCCGTTGGCGATCTTCTCCACCCACTCCGGGCGGATGCTGATAAGTACCGCTTTAGCCATGTTCAGCCCTCCGGTTCCAAGCCTCAATTGCCGCGGCTTTGTTCTTACAGCAGCCACTTGAAGCCCCGCATCCTCCAGCAATGGAGTCACAAACAACCTGAAACTGGCTGTTATATAAGTCGTAGTTTTCATCGTATTTGTCCATAAGCTCAATTTCCGCAACACTTCCAACAAAAATCTTTGTTCCCCCACAAAACGGGCATGGCTTCAATTTGGTTTCTTCCATCGTTATCTCCTTCCCACCCGGGTTACCCCGGGCTTATCGCTTGTTTTCATTCTCCCAAAAATCTCCACTCCAAAGCTATCCATGCAAATTCATAGGGCAAAGACCCTTTCCGGAACTCTTGCGCAATCCTGTTTGCATTGTTCCTCTTAACGCCTTTCGACATCAGCAGTTTTACAAAACGTTTTCTTGTCATTGGTCTCTCCTAACAGTGTCGATTTCGAGGCGGTTAAACCATTTCCGTGACCTCGCGAAAATGGTCTATCCCCACTGTTCCGCCATTGCGGCGGCGATTCCGGGGCTATTAACGTAAATCTTTCTATTCAAGATTGCCGAAATCGTAGATTTGGAAACCCCGTATTCTTTGGCTAGTCTTCTTTGCGACACTCCATTTTGATTCCTGCTCCTTATTTCTTCAGCTTTTTGCGGGGACAGCTTCTGACATACCATCGTTTTCCCAGTAATTTTATATCCATCAAGCACATTTTCGCTTCTTGTCCCGTATTCCAGATTTTCAGCTCGGTTATCTGTCCTGCACCCGTTCTTGTGCCGAACATCAAGCCCACCGGGGTTTTCTCCGAGGAAAGCAGCCGCAACTAGCACATGCACCTTAGTGCTCTTTTGCTTGTTGTTTCTGCTGAGATTAACGGAATAATAGCCACTGCTCTTAGTTGGTTTAAGAATCCGCTGTTTTGCGTGCACAACTCGTCCGTTGGAATAATTGATTGTTCTGCAAACGCTTCGAATTCTCCCGAGAGAACTAGCCTCATATTCCGGGAAACCGGGTATTGCACGCCATTCCTCCGGGTGTCCGCCGCTGGGTTCCTGGATGTCGCAGGAGTATGCTTCATACCCTTTTGCCCGGAACGCCTTGCACACGGTTTGCGATTCCTCGCACGCTACGAGTACTTTCATTTCTCGCTTTCCTCCACCGGGGAGCGGAGCCATTTCAGCCAGCAGTTAGCACATGAGCATATATCATCCGGGGAACATCCTTGGCGTACAACAAAGTCAGCCAGCACCTCAGCCAGCTCCTCATCCGTCATGTTCCGGATGCGGTCGGCGTTGGTCATCGGCTCATACCGATCTTTCAGACCTTCATCGTGAATGCAACCGTCACAAGCCGCCCATCCATCCGGGGCAATTCGGTACTTGCAGCTGGTACATAGCTCATTTTTCATTTCCCATTTCCTTTCTTCCCGCATTTATTCCCCCGAGGAACTTTCCCCCACCGGGGCGGGGTGCAATTCCGCTTCACCGTGAAACAGCCGTACATTTTCGCCTTGCTCATGCTCAAAAGCAATCCCCTCTCTCACCAAATCCGGGTGCTCATACCGGAAAAATTGGCGTTGTTTTTTGTGGTTTTTCCATAGTTTCATGATGTTTTTATTCCAGTTATCGATGAAATACGTTTCCCATGCCTTGCATCCGTCCCCGTTGGTGGGGCAATCGTCCCGCGTGCAGTTCCTGCAAAATGGGCTTTCCGAATCGATGTACTGGCCGGGTTTTTCTCTCATAATGCGTCCCTTCTTTCATCTGCGCCCGCCGCCAGAACCTGCCGTATGGCTTCCAGCTCAGCGTCCCCAAGCTCGCCGGACGCGCCCTTAGGAATATCAGGCTTCCCATAGCGCCTAACCGGTGGCGCTGACCCAGCACCGCCCCTATCCTGCTCTTTGGCAAGCCAGCCATTGATAAACCGCTGTACCCCGCCCTTGGTTTTCCGCTTGGACGGGTTGGCGTCACACCACCCGGCCATTTTCCGAAGCTCTGCCAGGATATCAACGGCGGGGTAGAGTTCTGCCCATTTGTCCACGTCAGCCCGAAAAACAGGGTAAAGGGATTTATCATTCAGCATGATCTGGCACACCGGCGGCGTGGAGGCGGTGTCCGGCTCCGCGCCTATACTCTCCTTTACTCTACTTTTCTCTACTCTACTCTCCTCTACTCTACTATGTCTTTGGATGTCAGCATTTTTTGAGAAAATGTTGACATTTCTGCTTGAAATGTTTACATTGGGGCAAATTTGGGCGCACTCGACCAGAAGGATGTTGTAATCGACTTCAAGACTTTTACGGCGGCTGACTGCCTCGAAGTACCGCTTCTGAATTCCCCGTGAAGTCAGAACGTGATACTTGTCATATATCTCTTTGTCGAACATCCCTCGTCTGATAGAAGCTTCTATTATTTCGGAAACGACGCTCCCACCCAGCCCGCACCTTCGGGCGAACAAAAGCGCAACCTCCTCTGTCCATTCAATGTAATAACCCTCCTTGCCGTATATCTCTTGCAGCAAGTGAACGATTACACCAAATCCTGTCAAGCCATATTCTGCTTCTATCAGTTCAAACTTCTTGTCCAAGCAAACATCAAGCGGAAAGAAATCAAGTCCGCTTTTGATTGCCATATGCTACCTCGCTTCGTTTGAGTGTTCCAGCGAATACCGCGCGAAGCACGTCCGCTCCCCGTACCGGTTCTTCCCGGTGACGGTTTCGCTTTTGATGGGAACGCCCTGTGCTTTCAAATCCCAGATTCTTGCACCCAGACGGTAACAGCCGTACTCGGTAACAGCCTCGGCCTGGGTGATACTTCCATAGTCCTGCAAATGCCGCAGGATACGCTCACACTGTGTCACGGGGCGCCTCCTCTCCGGTGAGGCGAACCGCCACGCATGGGCGGGTGCCGTACCGCTTGCAGACTGTGGCGTCTGTGATAGCTGCGTCATCCTTGTAGGCGATACCATTCAGAGCATCACACACAATCTTGCCTATGTTGTCCCAGTCGGGTTTCACCATAGGAAGAATCCGATTGTCAATCGCTTCGGCCTGCTTGCGCTTGCTCCACGAATGGGGAACGGGGTAGATTGCCGCAATGTCAACCCGGATAGCGCCTGTGAACTTTGCCCCGTGGGCTTCGCACTGGTATGCCCATGCCACCAGCTTTTCATAGTCCTTCGTTTTCTTTGGGGAGTATGTCGCACCGTTCTGGGTGAAGCGGGGGCGCTCCTTCCCTTGTGGAACGCCGGGAATCGTAAATTCAATCGTCACGTTTTCGCTCCTTCCTTACTGTCAATCTTTTTGAGGAAAGATTGATTTTTCCGGCCTAGAACGGCAAGGCGGGGTCGTCTTCGGTGATCTCCTGATATCCTCCGAACCCCTGCTGACTGTATCTGTTGCCCCGGGTCGTCTGCTGTGGGGCGCTGGGCTGCCCGTATCCGGCGTTTTGCGCCGTTCCGGTATTGGTGGTATCCTGAGAATTGCGCTTGCTGGAAAGCAGTTCAACGCTTGTGGTCACCACCTCAAACGCCCGGCGCTTGTTCCCGTTCTTGTCAGTCCAGTCTCTGGCTTGCAGCGCTCCGGAAACGGCCACGATATCGCCCTTATGGCCGTACTGCGTCAGGTACTCAGCACCCTGACGCCATGTGACGAAATCCAGAAAGTCGGTGGCATCCTTCGTCATTGGCCGCTTGACGGCGAGACTGTAGGAGCAGACCGCCGTCCCCTCCTGGGTTCTTCTCAGCTCCGGGTCGGCGGTGAGCCGCCCGACAAATTGACAATTATTCATGTGTTCTCCTTCCTGTAAATCAGATCGTTTTCGTTCCAGCCGGGATAAATGCCCATCAGGTACTCCCGGAAATACGCCCTCATTTCCATTCTTGCCGTGGTCTGATCGTACCGGCTGTGACATCTGGGGCAGAGGGTCAGCCCGTTCTGGGCAATGCCAAGCCCTCCCTGTGCCCGGGATATGTAGTGGGCGTTGCTCCATGCCAGAGTGGCAGGGGCGGGAGCGCCGCAGAATACGCAGCACGTCCAGCCGTCAATGCTGTCCCGCTCGGCAATCGCCATTTTCTCGCCCCGGGTGAAGTCCCTCGCTTTGGTGTCCTTCCTCAACGCCATTCCTCCTTGAGCAGTTCCAGCTTGTCCGGGGGCAGGGTTTCAATGTCCAGCGCCTTGCAGTCCTGTATCAGATTGTCGATCAGCCGCGCCATTTGTTTGGTGTCGTAGGTGCTGGAGCCGTGGTATGCCGCCAGGTTCCGGCACCCAGGCACCTGAGACGTGCCCAGGCTGTCCACCAGCCATCCAAGGCCGTTTTTCTGCCAGTTCCGTGTGAAGCGCTCAACGTCCTGTTCCCGGACGCACATAGGCGTGTAATTGTCTCCCACGCCCCGAATGGCGTTCCGGTATACCTCTACCGGAGGAATCCCCATAGCGGCGGCAAGCTTGTGAATCAGCACCCATGCATAGGCGTTTGCGTCCAGGCTCCGCTTTTCCCGGTGCTCTTTCAAGGCCAGGTCGTAGGGCGTGGCCTTCATTTTTCGGATAAAGGCCATTGCCTTGCCCAACTCAGAACGGGAGGGCTTGACCATCAGCCAGCCGCCTTCCAGTTTGGCCTCGGTGAATGTAAGCTCCGTCATGATTGTTGCCACACAAACGCCCGAAGGTTCTTTGTGTCGTTGCGGATTGCGAGTCCGGTGATCCGCCCGGTCTTCTCGTCATAGGCGATTTTCTCCACGCTGAACTTGTCGTAGCAGTTGAACCGGGTCTTTCCGTTGAAGGAAGATGCTTTTATTTCTGCCTTGTTGCTGGGAATCCAGACAAACGGGGACGTGTAAAGTTCTCTGCCGATGCCCCAGCGGAACCCGGCGCGCTTGAAAGCGTCGCTTGCCTCGCCCTTTTTCTGGTTGCCTTCCTCGTCCTCCCGGCTCTCGATACCGCAGTCCCATTTCCATTGGATGCCGCCGTTTTCCTGAATAACCCCGATACCGGCGTAGAGATTGCCCTTGATCTCCTTGTAGTCGTTCGTCCAGTTGCCAGCCCCTACAGTCTCGTCTAGCAAGTCCATATCCGTCCTCGCCGTCTTGTACAGCAGACACACCAGACCATTTTCCTTGACCTGCTTGATCTTGACCTCAATCTCGTCAGCGGTCAGGAACCGAAACATTCTCGCCATTGTCTTCCTCCTTAAATTCCAGCGGGCACTCATACCCAACTGTTGCTCTTGTATCCAGCAGATACTCCCCGGTCAACCGGCACTGCTTCCGGGCGTATGTTTCCATACAGGCACAGAGGTCACAGCACACATGCCCCTCCGGGAAGTAAATGCTTGCCGTGGCCTTCTCGTACCACAGGCAGCTTTTTTTATCCGCCATAATCCACCTCAATCATAGGAAATCTCCTGCCATTCCTCCCGGCTGTCCATGCAGAGGTCGCAAATGGCATCGTCCCGGATTTTCCAGTATCTGTGTCCTACGATTCTCCCGCAGCAGATGCACACCGGAATGCTGCTGTCCGTTGCCTGGGAATCGTACAGATAATCGTAATCCGGATTCACACCAACATCATCCATTGACTTTCCTTTCTCAGTTTGATATACTGTAAATGGTAGAGATTTTTTATATCGCTTGCCGTCCCCGGTGCTGTAACATCGGGGGCGGCTTTTTATCGCCCTCTAATGCACCGCCCGATACCGGCGCCCATCAGGATAGCGCACACCCACATTGCGGGAACTGCCGCCTTGTCTGCCAGCAAATCGGCCTGTTGCCACCAGAAAAGCACCAGATTCAGCCCCGCATAGGGGAGAACGCGGAAAACGCATCCCCTGATATTGAACGGCTTCCGGTTCTCCGGCACCGGCTCCCACCGGGCATCCACGGGCTTGTTCCTGCTTGCCATATCGTTCACCTCCTGTCGTGGTTTTTGTGGACTACGTCGAAAAGCTCCACGTTCTCATCGTCAAACGTCCTGCTTTCCTTCGATTCCATCAAAAGGGATTCCCGCAGATGCTCATTTTCCCGGCGCAAGCGGCGGTTCATTTCCGCCATGGTGCGAAGCTGGGTCGTTTCGTTGGGTGTCATTTGGCGTTCTCCTTGTATGGGCAGACACAATCCATACGGACAACCTGTTCCCACCCCACTCTATTTTTGAACACACGCTCCCCCGTGCAGGATATTTCTGGACCAACCAGCGTTACGATTTCGCCGATTCTGAAATAGTGGTGGCATTCCCCGAAAGGGCGATTTCCGGTAACCACGAACTTATCTCCCACCTTCGGCTTGCTCTCCTTTGGCTTGTCCTCCTTGCGCTTCTTCTCAAACAGCCGCTCAACGGCGACCCTCGCGCCCTCCGCTCTGCTGTAGGTATCCTTCGGATTGCACCGGGCTTCTGCGGTCTTCACGTCCCGCCCGCCCCGTTTCAGCGTGGCCGTGGTAATCATCCCGTCAAAGCGGAGTTCCACGGTGTATTCTCGATCAGACTCTGCAAGTCCAGAAATCATGTCTGCGTACCAGCACCAGCCGCAGCCATAAAAGTCTCCGCGATCCTCTGCCATGCGGTAGAAAATTTCTCCGTTGGAGTTGACGTTGACAGACGTGATCGTCATGGTCTCCCCCAGCCACTTGTTCATAACGCTGTTCCAGCGTGCCAACCGGGGCGTGCTCACAATTCGCACCTTATCCCCAACTTTGTATTTCGCCATAAATAACTCCTTTCAAAAGTTCGGCGCTCTGCCGTATGTCTCGCGGTAAATCCGCTCGTAGATGTCCGGCTGCTCTTTCATGAACGCTCTGACCCGTTTTCCAAGCTCCCGGATCGCGTTTGACCGAAGCAGCTCTGCTCGTACAGCTTGCAAATCTGCTCCGCTCTGGCCAGAAACTCGTCCGTCTTCGGTGTCATGCATCGAACTGCCAGCGCGTCGCACAGGGATGTCGCGGAGATGATGAAGCCCTCGCTCCGAAGCTGCTGAATCAGCCAGTTGTTCCGAAGATTGTAGGTGTTCAGCGTCTGCCGGATATACTTTGCCAGTTTCTCCCGCTCCCCGTAAGACTGCGGGAGGTTCAGTTTTGCCATCCATTTGTCCCTCCTCCTTAGATGAAATTCTCTGAACATTTTTTCCACAAAAGACTTGAAAATCTGAGTAGCGCATGGTATACTGAATTTGCCGAAACAATAAACCATCCGCTACTCGCCGGAGTTTGAATTTCCGAAAACTCGGATTTCATACCCCGTGATTTTCTGCACCCTTTTTTGGAAGTGGTGTTCATGACGTTAGTATAATCTTATTTATCTTATTTGTCAATGAGAAAATTTTATTTATTTTACTTTCGGCAGTATGCCTAAATCAAGGAGCTGTTTTCTTATGTTTTGGGACAAATATTTTGCATTATGTTCAAAAATTGGTAAATCCCCGAATGCAGTAGCAAAAGAAATCGGAATTTCAAGCGGGACATTGACCGGTTGGAAAAAGCATAACAAGGTTCCTCTCGATATGACAACTAAGAAAGTTGCCGACTACTTCGGCGTCCCCGTCTCCTACTTCTCAGAGGAAGCCCCGGAAACAGAAAAAGCCCCGGCTCCCAGCAAGGGAACCGAGGTTTTCATGAAGATGTATGATATGCTCACGCCCGATAGGCAGGCGCGTCTTTATGAAGCTCTGTCTGATCTTGTAAAAGAGCAGATGCAAGAGCGATGATCTTTTCCTTGTCCTCTTCACTAAGCTGTTCAAACATCTTCAAAGCTTCCTCCCGCATGTTGTTTCTCTCCTTTACTTTTTATCATTATCGAACGCCTGTTCGGCTTACGCGCTGGTTATAACATACTATCTGTCCAATAAACCGGACTAAATATGGGTTTTAAAAAAATTTTTTGAATACTAGATTGAAAAAGTGAGCATCAGGTTTGAGGCGATTTTTTAGAGAAATACCTG